CGGGTAGAAAATTACCTTGTAAAAGTGCCTTTGGTGGTATTAAAAAAGTATTATTTGCAGACTATGGAACGATTGATTCAATAGCAGTAGATAGTACAACTAAGGAAGCAACTATCACAAATGGTAGTCCTGCTCCAAGTTGGTATGAGTATGATGTAAAAGGTAATTCTAGCCTTGAAACTACTGTAACAAGTAGTAGAGAAAATGGAACTACGTTTTATACTCAAACTTTAAACCTAACTTTAACATATTTAGATGCTAAAACGCAATCTGAATTACAAACTTTAGCAGTAGCTAGACCATATGTAGTGGTAGTAGATTACTACGGAAACAATTTTCTATGTGGATTAGAAAATGGTATGGAATGCACAGGTGGAACAGTTGTAACAGGAGCTGCAGCAGGAGATTTAAGTGGATTTACTTTAACATTCGAGGGAATGGAAGAAACTGCACCTTATTTCTTAGATGCACCCGTAACTGCTGACGTAACACAAATCGACCCAACTGCTTAATATTTATTATTTAGTTAAAAATAGGCATCCTTTTTAGGGTGCTTTTTTTTTTACCTTATTCATTTTACAAATTAGATACTTTTTTGCGTTATATTAGTAATGATTATAATAAATTCAACATCCGTAGAACAAGAGATTAAGGTTATCCCAAGAGATTATGATATAAATGGTGTAACTTTTACATTACGGGATGATAGCACAAATGAAATAACAGTATTTGACAATCCAATATGGACAATAGAAAATAATTATTTGATAATTTTCCTTAACTTTAGCCAAATCTTAGTAGAAAATCATTATTACGATTTTAAAGTATATGCAGAAAAAGAGGTTGAAATAATTTGGAATGAGGAAAATGGTTTATGGAATGAAAGTTCTTTTTATTGGAATAGTGGTAAAACCGAAAGTATAGGTTTAATTTATCAAGATAAAATTTTCTGCACAAATCAAGAAATTAATCAAACAAATAATAAATATTATAATTTGAATGAGGGGCAATATGAAACTTATGATGATTATGATAACACTTATAAAGTAAGATGAAAAGATTAAGAAATAGTAAAGGTCAATTTATTAAAGATTCTAAAGCATCAGAATTTGGATTTGTAAATTTAAGCACTTATACAAGTCCCGAAATAAAAGAAGTATCGGGAAAAGAATATATTGAATATGGTGCTGATAATAATTATTTTCAATATTTAATAGATAGATACAACGGAAGTCCTACAAATAATGCTGCAATAAATGGTATTAGTCAAGCAATTTATGGAAAAGGTTTAAATGCTACTAATTCAAGTTCAAAGCCAAATGAGTATGCACAAATGGTTTCTTTATTTAAAAAAGATGTAGTTAGAAAACTATGTTATGACCTTAAATTAATGGGGCAATGTGCTATTCAAATAATTTATTCTAAAGACAGAAAAACTATTGCACAAATAGAGCATATGCCTGTTGAAACTTTAAGAGCAGAAAAATGTAATGAAGATGGAGAAATTCCTGCTTACTATTATTTTAAAGATTGGGCAAACATAAAAAGAAGTGATGTTCCTTTAAGAATTCCTGCTTTTGAAATGTCAAAAGAAAATATTGAAATATTATACATACAACCATACAAGGCAGGATTTTACTATTACTCTCCTGTAGATTATCAAGGTGGTTTACAATATGCAGAACTTGAAGAAGAGGTTTCAAATTATCATCTTAATAACATAATGAATGGACTTTCTCCGTCAATGTTAATTAATTTTAATAATGGTACACCTAATCAACAAGAAAGACAATTAATAGAAAATAAAATTGCTGAAAAATTTAGTGGAACAAGTAATGCAGGAAAATTTATCCTAGCTTTTAACGACAATAAAGAAAGTCAAGCAGAAATAACACCTGTTCAATTATCTGATGCACATAATCAATATCAATTTTTATCAGAAGAATCACAGTCTAAAATACAAGTAGCACACAGGGTTGTTTCCCCTTTCTTATTAGGGATTAAATCTAGTACAGGATTTTCTAGTAATGCAGATGAAATAAAAACTGCAAGTTTATTAATGGACAATACTGTTATTAGGCCATTTCAAGAACTTTTAATAGATAGCTTTGACAAAATACTAGCTTACAATGATATTAGCTTAAATCTATACTTTACGACCTTACAACCTTTAGAATTTACTGAAGTAGATACTCAAATTCAAGACAAAGAAACTATTGAAGAAGAAACAGGAATTGAAATGGAAAAAACAAGTTTATCTGAAATTTCTTTAGAATCATTTGGAGAAGATGAAGATTTATCTGAATGGGAATTAATAGATGAGCGAAAAGTTGATTATGAATCAGAAGATGCTTTGGACTATCAAATAGACCAACTAAACACAAAAGAGGAAAGTTTATTATCTAAGATATGGAATTTTGCAAGAACAGGAACTGCAAGACCAAATGCAAAAAGTAGTCAAGATGAGATAGTAGACGATACACAATTTAAAGTTAGATATCAATATGCACCATTAAAAGAAACATTTGACAAAGATGGTAAAAATGTTACTAGAGATTTTTGTGAGAAAATGGTGGCAGCTAAAAAGATATACAGAAAGGAAGATATTGAAATGATGGGTAAGCAATCAGTAAATGCAGGATGGGGACCGAATGGTGCTGATACATATTCAATATGGCTTTACAAAGGTGGTGGTGCTTGTCATCATTTTTGGATGCGTAAAACGTATATGAAAAAAGGAAAAGGAAGTATTGATATAAACAGTCCACTTGCACCAACAATAGGTGTTAATCAAGCTAGAAAGGCAGGATTTAAACCCGAAAAGAATGATGAGTTGGTTGCTAAACGACCTATTGATATGCCAAACGAGGGATTTTTACCAACAAATAAAAGAAGATAGATGGCTACACAATTATTCATAAATAGAACTGATTTAATTAGAAATTCCATAATGGATGGAAATATTTCTACTGATAAATTTATACAATTTATAAAGATTGCACAGGAAATAGATGTCCAACAAATAATGGGAACAGATTTATACAATGGTCTTATTGATGCTATGCCAAATATAGAAGATGCAGGAAACGAAAGATGGAAAAAAATATTAGATGATTATATTGTACCTATGTTAATATGGTATGCACAGGCTAACTATTATCCTTTTGCTGCATATCAAATAAAACAAGGTGGTGTATTTAAACATACTTCTGAAAATTCTATTAGTGTTGATAAAAATGAAGTAGATTTTTTAGTAGAAAAAGCAAGAACAAATGCTGAATGGTATTCTAGAAGATTTATAGATTTTATGTGTTTCAATCAAACTACATACCCCGAATATACTAGCAATACTAATGACGATATTTATCCAAGTCACGATGCTACATTTAACGGATGGGTGCTATGAGATATAAGCCAAAAGAAAAAAATATTAAAAAATTAAAAGTTTTCCTAAAGAAAACAAAAAAAATAAAAAAAACAGAAGATGGCATCATTAAGCAATAACACAATATCAAGCACTTATCAATCACTTTTAAAAATTATTGATAACACACAGTTATCTTCAAGTCTAAAAGAAATTTCTGATGGTAATGGAAATGGAAGTGGTGTATATTTAAATAACTCGGGTATTTTAGCTATTGACAATACTTTGAGAATTGGGTCTAGTCAAGAAATGTTTATTTCTCATAATGGAAATGCATCTAATATTACAAACAACGTTGGGGGTTTAAATATTACAACAAGTGATAATTTAATTTTACAAGATGCCCTTGGTAATAAATGGATGATGACTAATCAACAAGGGTCTGTAAATTTATATCACGGGTCAGATAATATAGCAGCAAAATTAATTACTACAACTGCAGGGGTTAATTTATTCGGAACTATAAACATATATGACCCTGTTAGTAATTCTGATAGGGTGCAATTATTTCACGATGGAACTAGAGGGTATATTAATAGTAGTGATATATTACAGTTTCAATCGGGAATATTTAATTTCAAGGGTACTGATGGTGTTACCAATATTATATCGGGAAGTGAAAATGGTGGTGTTTCTTTATATTATCAAGGCGCACAAAAACTATACACAACAAGTACGGGTATAAGTATAACGGGAAGAATATCACAATTAAGTGACCCACAAGCTGCACAAGATGCTGCAACTAAAAATTATGTAGATAATCAAATTCCATATAAATCATTAGTTCAATTAGTAACTCAAAGTGGTACTTCTGACCCTACTGCAATACCCGTTTACAATAATACATTATCAAGCTATTCTTGGTCTAGAATAAGTGCAGGGCAATTCAGAATTACTGCAACAGGAATACCTTTTACTAATAATAAAACAGTTGTTTTTGTTAATGCAGGAAGTAGTGAAAATACATTTTTACCTATTTATTGGGAAAGAGTAGATATAAATAAAATTGATTTATTGACTTATGATGGTGAATTAGAAAATGCGTCTTTCGAAGTAAGAATTTATAATTAGTATCTTTGATTAAACATTAAAATAAAATACAATGGCAAAAATTAAAGAATCAGAGTTAAAAAAGTTAAAAGAACAAGAGGAAAAAAAGGCTGCAATTTTGCACGATTTAGGAATACTGCAAGTACAAATACATAGTTTAAACCATATGTATTCTGATTTAATGATTGAACAAAATGATTATAAAAAAATCATTGAGGAAAATTATGGTAAGGTAAATATTAATTTAGATGATGGTAGTTATGAAAAAGCAGAAGATTAAAATTAGTGAACATATAAGCTACAAGGAAGCAACACATTCTAACTATGCTAAACAGTATGGCATTAAAAATGTTCCATCTGATGAAGATATTGAAAATATGAAGTTAGTAGCTGAAAAAGTTTTTGAGCCATTACGTGAATGGGTTGAAGCACCAATACGGGTAAATAGTTTTTATCGTTCTAAAGAATTAAATTTAGGAATTGGTGGGTCACAAGTTTCTAGCCATTTAACAGGAAATGCAATAGATATTACTTCTATGGGTGGAAAGACCAATCTTGAAATGTTTCACTACATAAAAGATAATTTAGATTTTGACCAACTTATTTGGGAATTTGGAACAGAGCCAAAATGGTTGCATATATCTTATAAATCAAAAAAAGAAAACAGAAAACAAATTTTAGTAACTAAAAAACAAGGTATTTATTTTACTTGGAAAGAATGTAAAAATTGCTAATATGATAAAACCAATTAAGGGATTTAATTTAAATAGAGTTGAATTAGAAACTTATAATGACTACCCCGAATCAGCAAAAAATAATGCTAAGAAAGTCTTAAAGTGGAGAGATGAACACGGAAGTGAGGTTAAGGGAATGACCCAAACAGGGTGGACTAGAGCAAATCAATTAGCTAAAGGAGAAAATATAAGCAGGGAAACTATTGCTAGAATGTCAGCATTTCAAAGGCATAAAAAAAATGCAGAAGTAAGTGCAGAAAATAAAAGCACACCTTGGAAAGATAATGGATATGTAGCTTGGTTAGGTTGGGGTGGTACATCGGGTATTAATTGGGCATCTAAAAAGCTAAAATCAATAGATAAAAAATGATAGCAGATTACAAAACAATATTAATAAACGCAGGAACATTTGGAATTTCAATGACCAATATAGATATAACTTTAAAAATTCTTTTATTAGCTATAACAATAGGATATACAATTCAAAAATGGTATTTATTAAATAAAAACAAAAAATAAGATATGGCAACAATTTATGATACTACTTGGTGGGGAAGTCCTTTAAGTGATGGATGGGGAAGTATTTATTTTGACTATGGCACACCTCCTGTTGGAGAGCCATTGACAGATGCAACTTTTCAACAAGCAGTAAACGACTGTTTAGCACAAGACCCAATAAGAGGTAATTTTGATGTTGTCCCTTATGGTAAAATGCAGTATTGGGATGTTAGTCAAGTTACAGATATGTACCAAGCCTTTAAAGATAAAAATCAATTTAAAGGAGATTTAAGTCGTTGGGATGTAAGTAGCGTAACCAATATGTATCAAATGTTTTATAATTGTTACGATTTTATTGGTAAAATCAGTAATTGGGATGTTAGTAGTGTTACTAATATGCAAGCAATGTTTTATCGTAATTCTGATTTAAATGTTGATTTAAGTAAATGGGATGTAGGTAACGTTACTAGTATGGCACAGATGTTCTATAATTGTAGAAAATTTAATAGTCCTTTAAATTCTTGGGATGTTAGTAGTGTAAATTATATGCAGGATATGTTTTATAATGCAGTTTCATTTAATCAACCTTTAAATTCTTGGAATACAACTAATTTGATTGCTATGACTTCTATGTTTAGAAATGCTGTAGTATTCAATCAAGATGTATCAAGTTGGGATGTTAGTGGTGTAACCAATATGGCTTCTGTATTTAATACTGCACGAGCATTTAATCAACCCTTAAATTCTTGGGATGTTAGTAATGTAAGTGTTATGCAATTTATGTTTTATGGTGCTGATGCTTTTAATCAACCTTTAAATAATTGGGATGTTAGTATTGTATTAAGTTTTTATAGTATGTTTGAAAATGCTGATTCTTTTAATAAATCTTTATCAAATTGGAACACAAGCAGTGCTACTAGAATGGAACGTATGTTTGCAAACACAAATGTCTTTAATCAACCTTTAACTAGTTGGGATGTAAGTAATGTAACTAATATGCGAGGTATGTTTCAAACTGCACGAGCATTTAATCAATACTTAGATAATTGGAATGTTAGTAGTGTTATTGATATGTCTTATATGTTTAGATATACTTTGGCATTTAACCAAGATCTTAATAGTTGGAATACAACTAATGTTACTGATATGACGTCAATGTTTGATGAAAGTATTTTATTTAATGGAAATATCAGTTCTTGGGACACAAGCAATGTTACTAATATGCTACGTATGTTTAGCAATACACAAGCATTTAATTCAGATATAAGTGCTTGGAATGTTAGTAATGTTACTGATTTAAGAAATATGTTTCAATATTCATTGGCTTTTAATCAACCTATTGGAAATTGGGTTTTAAATAGTTCAGTTCAAGTAACTTCAATGTTTGACCAAGCAACTGCCTTTAATCAGCCTTTAAATAATTGGAATGTTAGTGGTGTTACTAATTTTAATAGTATGTTTAAAGGTAGCATTTTTAACCAACCCTTAAATAATTGGAACACAAGTAGTGCAACGAATATAAGTAGTATGTTTCAAGATGGAGTTTTTAACCAAGACATAGGAAGTTGGGATGTTAGTAATGTAAGGTCTTTTGCAAGAATGTTTAAAGATAATCTAAACTATCAAGGAATAGGTTTAAATAATTGGACTTTAATTACAGGCAATCCTGTAGATATGCAAGAGTTTGCACAAGGCTCACAATTTTCAGCAGATGTTAGTAGTTGGGTATTTTCCCCTAGATATTTTGATAATGCATTTGACGCATCAAATTTTGATAGTTCTTTAGTTGGTGTTACTTGGGGTGGTTATATTCAAGAGAGGCATTCAGACTTTGAAAATTTGGTAGGTTGGAGCATAAGTGTAAGCAACTATGATGCTACTTTAATAGCTTGGGAAAATCAAATTAATGTACCACTTAATATTACTGTAAACTTTGGGGGTGGAAGTAAATATACTTTAGGATCTGCAGCAGAAACTGCTAGGAACTCATTAATCAATACTTATAATTGGACTATAACCGATGGTGGTGGAGTACCACCTCAACAGGCATTAACTGATGCAACTTTTCAACAAGCAGTAGATGATATGTATGCAGTAAGTCCTAGTGGAAATTATTATTTAGTCCCTTATGGAACAATAAAAGATTGGGATGTAAGTCAAGTTACTACTATGGCAAATGCTTTTCAAAATAAGACTAATTTCAGTGGCGATATTAGTTCTTGGGACACAAGTAGTGTTACTAATATGAGTCAAATGTTTTATGTTGTAAATGGTAATTCTTCTTTTAATTCAGATATAAGTGCTTGGGACACAAGTAGTGTTACTAATATGCAGAATATGTTTTTTAGGGCAGATGTTTTTAATCAAGATTTAAATAATTGGAACACTAGCAATGTGAGTAATTTTATTGGGGTATTTTATGAAGCAGATTTATTTAATCAAAGTTTAGCAGGGTGGGATATAACAGGAATAGATAATACTACTGATTTAAATTTTTTCTTAACTAATGTAACTTTATCTACTGCAAATTACGATGCAACTTTAATTAGTTGGGCAGCACAGACACCTTTATTTAGTGGGCTTGTACCCGACTTTGGTGGTAGCCAATACACACTAGGTGGAGCAGCAGAAAGTGCAAGGAACACATTGATTAATACCTATGGTTGGACAATAACCGATGGTGGTGGAATATAAATAAATAAAAAAATGGAAAATACTTGGTTTATAGTTTTTGATGAAAATCAAAATGTTATGAGTTATGGAGATTATAATTCTACACAATTAACAGAAACAAAATGGTCAGAAGTTTTTTATTTTGAAACTGAAGATGATTGGGCAAAAATGTTAATTGATAATGGAATAAATCCTTTTCCTGTAGAAGATGAAGAATAAAAAAAAGTTTTCTGAAACTAGAATAGGTAAATTTTTAAAAAATGTTGCACCAAAAATACTTGGGATAATAGGCGATGTAATACCAAGTGCAGGCATTTTAGATAAGGCTAAAGACTTAATACAAAAAGATAGTGATATATCACAGGATGATAAAGATATAGCCTTAGAACTTCTTAAAATAGATACAATAGAAATACAGGAGATTACTAAACGATGGGAGTCTGATAACTTATCTGATAGTTGGCTATCTAAAAATACAAGACCATTAACATTAATATTTTTAACTGTATCAATGGTATTTTTAATATTGTTAGATTCTTTAAATATAGAGTTTGGAGTAGATAGTGAATGGATTGACTTACTTAAATCACTTTTGATTACTGTTTATGTAGCTTACTTTGGTAGTAGAGGAGTTGAAAAATTCAAATCAATAGGGAAATAGATTATTCAGTACAGACCCTAAGACTTTATTTTTATTCTATTATATTATTATTATATTTATTTTATATTTAATTTTAATATATTTTTAGATATATTTATTTATATTTGAATAATATGTTTAAATAAAAAAATTTAAATTTATTATTTTTATTCTACATAAAAAAATATTTTAATCAAAATTTAATATTATGCAATTTAAATTAAATGTAAATCACCTTTATAAAGAAGACAAGAAAGAAGAAAAAGATATGTATTCAATTAAACTAGAAACATATAATGGAAAGGTAGAGGGTAAATTTGAAAGAAGTGAAATCAGGCACATTATACAGATACTAGATAATGCCATCGAATAAAAAGGTAAGCAGAAGTAAATTAGTTAAAAAGCTAGATACTGTATTTAGTCAATATATTAGACTTAAAAATTCAGTAAATGGAAAAGCAACTTGTTTTACTTGTGGTAAGGTAGACGAATGGAAGAAATTACAGAACGGACACTTTCAATCACGTAAACATTATTCTACTAGGTGGGATGAAATAAATTGCCAAGTGCAATGTGCAGGATGTAATGTTTTTAAGTATGGCGAACAATACAAATTTTCTGTAAACTTAGATGCAAAATATGGAGAGGGAACTGCAGAAAGATTAAGCATTAAAGCAAAACAAATAATAAAGCTATCAAACTTTGAAATAGAAGATATGATAAAAAGATATAAAAACTTTGTAGATTCAATGTAATTGACTACATTTGATTGTTCTGTTCTGTTACCTATGAAAAGGGGTTAGATTAATTTCTAATCCTTTTTTTTGTCTTTTATTTTTAGTTATTAAATTTTTTGTTTATATTTGTTTAACGGAAATATTAATTAAATTAAAATTATGGTAACACAAAGAACAACTTTAAGTAAGGAAATTAAAACCTTAGAAGAACAATTAGGTCACGCAGTATTAAATGGTGATGCTTTTACTCAAATGGCTATTTATAAAAGGTTAGAGATAGCTAAATCAACTTTATTAAATCTAGATTAATGGGAATAAATTATTCAACAGAAACATCTAAAACAATCATAGAGGAATATGAGTTTAGAATAGAGGCATTACTAAAAAAGATAGAATTTTTAGAAGCACAAATAGAAGTATCAAAAGAATTTTTTAAATATAGATAAAATGAACAGAGAAAAATTAAAGGCTTTATACCTTAAGTATGAATTAACATCAGAAGATATTTTCACAAAAGAAATTGGATTTGGAGATAACAAAAAAACCTTTACTATAATCACAAGGTCAGGAATAGAAAAAATACAAGCTAAAGAAAACATTAAGATTGCTTATAAAGTAATTAAATGTGAAACTAATTTTGCAGTAATAAAAGCAACTGCATTTTTAGACTTAAAGCCTATTTATACTTGTGAAACTTTTGGTAGTGCTTTGAAAGGAACTACTTATAAAGACGGAAATTGTCAAAGTTGGTATGTTGTAGAAATGGCAGAGAAACGTGCATTAAGCAGGGCAGTATTAAAACTTACAGGGTTTTATGAATTAGGAGTATTTGGGGAAGATGAATCAGATGATTTTAAAAAGAAATAATTAATAACTAAATAAATAAATTATGAGTACACTTATTACAGGGTCTATTAGGGTAGACAAATTACCAAAGGAAAAATTTATAATGGGTAAAGATGGGGCAGTCTATTATAACTTTACAATATCAGTTCAAGACGAAACTAGATATGGAAACAACGTTGCTTTTATGGATAGCCAAACAAAAGAAGAACGAGATGCAAAAGTTCAAAAAACTTACTTAGGAAATGGTAAGGTAGTTTGGACGGATGGAAATATCACTTTAGCAGAAAAAGAGGAAAAAACTGAAAATGTTACAGAATCGGCAGATAATGATTTACCATTTTAAAAGTAACCAATTTTAATAAAAAAGGTGTGGGTTTTATTATCGACACCTTTTTTTTTATATATTTATAAAATAGTTATAACTTTAAGAGAATATAAATGACAGAAAAACAGAACGAACACAATATGTTAATGCAGTTTATAGAAGAAGAATGCTTTGTTAACGCAAAAGAAAAAGTAGAATATCCACCCGTTGCATTATCATACGGAGAAATAGTAGCAAAATCAAATAGTATAGAGGGGGACACTATTGTTCCAATCCCATTAGGTACATACGGAAATATATCCGTAGTAACTGCACCACCTAAAACAAAGAAAACATTTTTTATATCATTATTAGCATCTACATATCTTAGCAATCAAACTAATTTTGGTGGAGATATAAAAGGTCATCGAGGAGAACAAGGGCAGTTAATTCATATAGATACAGAGCAGGGAAAATGGCATTGTCAAAAGGTCTTTTCAAGGGTGCATAAAATGGATAGTAACATAAAGTCAGAAAATTATCATACCTTTGGTTTGAGGACAGTCGATTATAAGACAAGTGTGGATTTTATAGAATACTATTTAAAAGAGAATATAAGTACCCCATCATTATTAATTATAGATGGTGTTGCTGATTTAATTAGTGATGTAAATAATTTGCTAGAAAGTAAATGGATTACACAGAAACTGATGCAATGGTCTGCAGATTATAATTGTCATATCATAAATGTTATACATCAAAACTTTGGAAGCAGTAAGCTAGGAACAGGGCATTTAGGAAGTGAGTTAGAAAAGAAAGCAGAAACAGTAATACAACTAGAAGCTAACACAGTTAACAAAGATTGGGTAACTGTTAGGTGTGGTAGGTCTAGAGGATATAATTTTGAAACATTTAGTTTTACAGTAACAGAATTTGGATTACCCCAAATAATCGAAAACTTATATGACCCTTTAAAATAAAATGACAGAGAAAGAAGTTATAATACTACTAGCAAAAAAGCATAAGGTTTGGATATCTTATGTAATATCTTTCTCAAATAATAAAAATATTGCAGAGGATATTGTGCAGGAAATGTACATAAAAGTAATAAAGAAAATAGAACAAGGTTTAGATATTATTTATCACGATAACGATATAAACTATGCATATATCCATAGGGTTTTATACACTTTATTTATTGACTACATAAGAAAAAGAAAGAATATTAAAATCGTAAATTTTGATGATATTAATTATAATGAAATAGATTTTGATGTAGATTATGACAAAGCCTATAATAAAATAAAATCAGAACTTAGCAATATGTTTTGGTATGACAGAAAAGTATTTGAAATAATAAACGAGGGGGAAAGTATAGCAGACTTTTCAAGAAACTCATACATAGAATATTTTTCACTTTATAATACATACAGAAAGGTAAAAGAAAAATTAAAAAAATTAATATAATGGTAACAAGATTTGAAACAGAAACAGATTTAAAAAGAGAGGAAAAAGCATCTGCTCTTATTTGTAATCATTTCGGACTTAATAAAAAGAAACTAGGAAAAAATGATATTGACTTTGAAATATACAAAAATGATAATTTTCTTTTTTACCTAGAAGTCAAGGGCAGGAAAAAAAATATAGATGAAGCATATCCTTTGCCTGTATCAGTTAAGAAATTGACAAAATTATATGACAAAAAAAAACCTACTGTAATTCTTTGGGCTTGTGATGATGGTATAATATTTTCTAGAACAGAAAAATTAAAAGGAAGTATTAGAGTAAGTGGTAGACCCCCAAGAGATGGGTCAAGAGATGATAGGGAATTTATGGCATACTATAATAAATGTAATAATTTAAAAGAAATAAAATATGAAGCTAGGTAATATTATACATTACATTACAACTTACACAGGAATTAAGTACCTTGTAAATACTTATCATAAATACAGGGGAACAAAATGTAAATGTGATGAAAGACGAGAAAGCCTAAATAATATAAAAATTAAAAGATGGTAAAATTTGAAAAAGCAGACCGAACAGATTGGAGAAAATTTAGAATGGGTAAAAAATCACACCTATCAGCTATCGAGTTCGAATTGGTATGCCAACTACATTCAAAATACTACAAGCACCAATACTATAAACCTTGTACTTGTAACCCAAAAACAATAGTTAAATGGATTAAAGACCTTAACATCATTTGGGATAATGGGATTAAAAAAGATTAACAAATGGGAAAAGGCAGTTGTATTCCTGCTTAACCTAGATGGATGGGATTTAAAATGGTCGGGAGAGGGTTTTACTAGATACGATGCAATCGGTAAAACACCAAAAGGAAAAGACTGTGTTATTGAAATGAAATTTCGTAAAAAGTATTACGAACAGAAAATGCTTGAAAAGGACAAGTATGATGCATTAATGTCATTAGATAAGGATGTAATTAAATTATACTTCGTTAATGACCCAAAAGGTAATTTTTTATATTGGCTTAACAATATAGATATGCCAACTCCTGTAAAAAAATATTGTCCCGATACTACAATGTGGACGAAAAAAAGACTTTTAAAAGATGTTTATTTACTAGAAGAAAACGATGCTAGTATAATAAATATTAATATTTCTTAAAAAAACTTATTAAATTTTTTTGTTAATTAAATAATTTGTTTATATTTGTTTAAGTTTAATTTAAAAAACAGAACAATGAAAAACATTTATCAAAAAATTACAGAAAAAACTAAAAAAAATCACTCACACAAATTTGAAATAAAAGGCGAAAACTTTAGAACTTTTATTGATAGTGACAAAGATTTTTGTTTAACTCATTATGGCAAAGATGGTGAAAATGCTTGGTGTGTATATAACGCAAAAGGGCTTGAAAATAAAATATATAATTTAACAAAATAAAAAAAACAGGGGTGTAAAAACCCCTATAAAAAACAGAACAGATGTATAAATTAACAAAGTACAAGCAAAATTTATCAATTCAAGGAAATAACGTTTGGAGTTATTCAACAATAGTAGCAAGAATTGACGGAAGTAAATTACACCAATTAGGATATTGGTCGCAAACTACACAGAAGCATATTAATTATGTAGCTAGAGAATTAGATTTAACTTTAATAAAATGAAAGTAAATCAGGCACTATGGGATAAGGTTAAAGGAACAATCGAATCCCATACAGAAAAAGACCAATCTATAACTGATATTACAATCAAGTTTAGAATAAAAGAAAATTCAGATTTAAGAAATTATTTACAAATAAATTTATCACAATATGACAGACAGTAAAACTACATACATACACGAAACAAATAACCTTTATTGCTCAGACGGAGAATTTCACATAGGGTATGGGGAAGATAATTGGGTAGTGTATAATACAGACCAATTAATTAAAGACTTGCCTTTTATTATTAACCAAGTTGTAAAAGAAAATAAAAAGATGCAGGAAATGTATTTAGATTTGATTAAGGACGAATTAAAAGAATTATGCTAGAATCTAAACCAAATTTAAATATAGGGGATTTAGCAAGATATTGTCTAGATACAATAATAGTATATCCTAAACTTGAAGAACTTACTAAATATTATTATATGAAAGCGTTGTCTAATTGGGAAAAAGGAGAAGCAGAAAATGTAGCCTGCCAAATAGCAATAATTAATATCAATGATTTAATACAGGATATATTATGATATTATTAGTAGATGCAGATAGTTTAATATTTGCAAGTTGTTACAAGAAAAGAGAACACCCTGAAGACGAAAAGTATTACACAGATATAGCTGATGCTAGAAATAAGTTTGATGAGCAATATATGGCTATTGTAAACAGGCTAGAGGAAATGTATTCTATTGACAAGGTAATTACATTCAATGGTTCAAGGGGTAACTTTAGAAAACTAATTACAAGCAAGTACAAAGCTAATAGAAAAAAAACAGAATTACCACCATTATTAAATGATATGCACGAATTTGTAAAACAACAATATGATAGTATCGTGGGTTATGGTGTTGAAACTGATGATATGGTTGCAAGGTATTGGAAAAAACTTACTGATGAATTAGGAAGAAATGAGGTTATGATTGTATCTATAGATAAAGATTACAAGCAGTTTCCTGCTTTGATTTATAATTACCATTATAAGCATAAGGAAGTTCTTGATATCACAGAAGATGAAGCTATGTATAATTTTTATGAGCAATTTATTATTGGTGATTCAGCTGATAATGTTCAGTACTTCAAAGGCAAAGGGAGGGTTTTTGCAAGCAAGTGGCTAAAGGATTGTGAAACACAATATCAATACACAAAAAGAATGTACCAACTATTTAAACAAGAATACAAGGGAAAAGCAAAACAAAAATATATTGAATGCTATAACCTTTTAAAACTAAGAACTGAATGAAAGCAACACAGACACATTACGATAACGGAAAAGATTATGATATTATAGACGTATGTAACGATTACTCGCTTAACTTTAACAGGGGTAATATCTTAAAGTATATTGTCAGAGCAGGAAAAAAGAAAGACGAACTAGGAGACTTATTGAAAGCAAAAGATTATTTAGAACGAGAAATACAAATTTTAAGAAATAAAAATGGATAGAAATTATAAGAAAGTAGCAGAGGGTGTAGTTGAAATGACAGGGGTGGATATATTTTTAAACACTAGGCAAAGAAACTATGTAGAATTAAGGGCATTGGTTTGTTATATTCTTAGGGAAAAGCTAGGGATGAGGTGGACTAATATTGCATATTACTTTGAATCAATGGGTAAGACTATGAATCACGCAACTGTAATTCATTTGGTTAAAAATTACCCAACATATAAAAAATATAATACAAGCCTTGAAGAAATAGAAGATAGCTTTAATTTTAAAAGTGATTTGAATTATGATGAGATAGATAAGATACATTACCTGCAGGGCAAATGTGATAACTTTGAAAGAAAGTATTTAGATTTAAGAAACAAAGTAAAGAACGACCCAATTATGAATGTATTACACGACATACCAAAAGATAAATTAAATGAAATAATTGAAAAGGTAAGTTTATGGAAACAAAGTTGGAATTGGAAAAATAAAGATGAATGTAAAGTAATAGAAAGCAGTACCTCAATGGAGGGAATGCATTGGTAATAACAAAAAGAGTAAATCTTTACATAAGGAAGTAAATAAGATAAGAAAATTAAAAAAACTATACAGATAATAAATAATAGT